GTATCAAAATTTACAGTCATGCGAAGACCAGACATAGCCATAAGGGGAACAATATTAGACCCTCCGAGAATACCAGACCCAACAATAGGAAGTTGAACTTGAATTTTCTCATTAACAGCGGTGGAGCGTATAACAGTTGCGTCAGTTGGCTGGATGGCAGGGGGTTTATGATAGAGTAGACCAGCCTCAACATCAGCGTTAACAGATCTACCCTCAAACATATCACGCTTGTTATTAATAGTTTCATTACCAGTGTAGTTCCATGAATTAGCAACAGTCTGGTTATAATCTTGTAGATTTTCTAATTCAGTAACACCATCGCCAGTTTGAATGCGGATATCACGAATGAGAGAATGGGCTCCAGCATATTTACACGGGCGATTCCAACCACGACCAGTTAGTTCAATATTAAATTTAACTGTTGTGCGTTCTGGATTTACAAACCCTAAATACTGTGGAATTAAAAATCTTGCTTGGGAAGAAGGGACATAGTCAATCTGGCTATCAGGTTTAATACTAATAGTTTTAGATGCTACGAATTCTTGATCGGTATTGGCGGAGAACATTTATATTATATAAAAAGATAATTTTTTTATATAATAATTCTATTTTTAAAAATTAAAATGCTTAACATTAAATATTATGTTTAGAAAGCAGAATTACTGGCAGGGGCATCAACCACACCATCGGAACTTGGCATAACTAAGCCATGTCTTGATAATGCTGTTGAAATTGCTGGTGCTTTTGGAGGGTCATGAGGTGCGTTTTCGTGATGAAATAAATCATATATACCAAGACCCACGCCCGCAAGAATTGCGACTGGGGGAGCGACATCTCCTAAAACTCCGAGTGCAGTCATTCCAGTTTCACCAATAGCACCAGCAAGACCTTCGGTGGCTGTAGCAGTAAGATCATCAACACCCGCTTTAAGTGCTGTTTTACCAGCGTTGATCGCACCATTTACTGCCTCTGAACCATCAGCAACAGTAGCATTAATTGATGAAGCCACACGCTGAGAAGCATCGCTTACAATATTTGCTCCTTCCTCGCCAGTGTCTAATGTTGCTGTTTCTTCTGGTGAAGATGCGGGAGTTGATTGAACTGGTTGATTTGGAACTTCTACTGGTGCTTTTGGAACTTCTACTGGTGCTTTTGGTACTGATGATGTGATCGTTGGTTTGCCTCTAAAAAAATCACTACTGATTTCCGAGCTATTACTCCATTCATCAGGATATGCTATTCTTGATGGGGCGACATTACCAGCTTCCATACCTTGACCCTCGCTATAATTTGGAATTCGCCGTTCAATATTTGCTCCAAACATGTTTTTTCCACCGACACGGCTTATACCATATCTACCAACTCTTAAAGTAGCACTCCTTACAGAACCCTCTGCTCCGTCTAAATCAACAGTTGTTGGGTCCACACCTTTTCCAAAAATACCTTCTCCGCTTCCGACTCCCTCAGATGATACTTCTGGAACAGATGATGATGCTTCTTCTGGAACAGATGATGATACTTCTTCTGGAACAGATGATACTTCTGGAACAGATGATGCTTCTGGAACAGATGATGCTTCTTCTGGAAGTTCTTCATCACCAGCATCTTGCTGACCAAATAGATTTTTTTCATTAACTTCTTCTTCTTCTGGTTCAGTTTTTAAAGTTCCTCGTGCAGAACCACTGCCATCTTCTTGTGCATTTGCTTTTTGAACTTCTCTTGGTGCTTCTCCCGCCCTATCTGCTAATGGGTCTTTATTTAATGTTTCTGGCGTTTCATTTTCTTTTATTTCACTTTCACCCTTTTTTAATTTAGATGCTTTACCTTCTTTTAATTTTGCTCTTTGTGCTTTAATTTTTTTATATGCTCCGAAGCCCATTTGTAATCCAAGACCAGCAGAAGAGGTTAGCTCGTCAATTTGTTCTTTTTTAGCGTCGTCAAGACCTATCTGCTCAGAAAGTTTAGACCGCCAGTTATTATCAAATGAAGAGGTTGCGGAGTTAATGATATTATCAATTGCCCCAGCATCCATATCGTAATTGCCTTGTAATTTAGATAATACATCTTGCGAGTTCATGTTATATAATAAACCAAGATAATTTATTATATAATATTAATTATTATTTTGCTTTTTTGCCTTTCATTCTTTTACCATCCTCATCTTTTACATCCCCCTTCTTCGTAGTGAAATCTAATTCCCCTTTCTTAGTTTTACTTTTACTTCCTTTTGATACACCAGTTTTAGTTTTTTTATATTCACCCGATGCAACAGTTAATGCTTTGGTATAACTAATTTTATCTCTTTTTGCTACTTTCTTTACAAAGTCAATCCACGCACTCATTTATAATATACAATAATATAATTATTTTTTCTTTTTAATATTACTTGATTTTGATGTAGATTTATCTTTGTTAACTGTATATTTAAAATTACGCTTTGTTTGTGAATTCGTTGTCATGTCCCATGCATCCCCGTCTTTCTCCCATCTATAACCTTTTTTAGAAATTATTTTATGTAGTTCATCTTTCTTTAATTTTGAATAACCGCTAATTTTTAGATCTTTATTATACAGAGCGATTAACTTTCTCATAACTGCTACGGGTGGTTTATCCATTTATATTAATGTAATATTATTATTCTTCTTTATTGTGTTTAACATATTTAGTTTGCTGAGTTGCTACGGTGTGACCCATTTCGTGAGCGAGTTTCTCTTTTTCATCTTTCTCGTGTCCGAACTTTTCAGTTAAGAATATCTTTCTTATCATATTAACAGTTATGTTTTTACCAGTTGGAGAGAATGTTCTTGAAACTAATTTAGTTAGACCATTTGGAGTTAATGGTTGTTTTTGTTTATTTAATAATAACCACCCTGACTTATTGAATTTCAACCATATATTCAAGATTGCGTTTAATTGTTTATTAACCTCTATTTCTTTTGCTCCATGCCGTGCGACAGTTTTATAATGATTAAAATGAAATGCTTTTTTACCCTTTGAAATAATTTCTAAGAAATTAGATTTTGCCTTATCATCGTCAGATAAATCGTCATATTCTTTTGAAGAAACAACATCCATTATATAATCGTTTCTTTGTGGGGGCTGTATCGTATATAAGGAACTAACTAAATATCGTTGAAGTAAATTAAAATCATTGGGAGATAATTCTTCATTCTTTTTTAAAAATCCTTTATTGTTTATTTCTCTCCTATACCCTTTTCTAACTTCAACTAAACTATTCATGGAAGTCCAGTTTTTCTCTTCCTTGTCTGTTTTATGTTGTCCTTTTGCATCTTCACGCATTTCATTTTGAATATCAAGCATTTTATCTCTATACTTCTTAATATTTTTATCGTTCTCTTTATCTTTATCAAGTGATAGAAAAACTGCTACACTTGTAAGAATAATTTTTTGTGATGATGGCTTCATGTCTGAAATAGTATCCATTACATTATCTATATCATTAACCCATTTTAGATCCGTGAAATTAGAAGTATTTGTATGACCTGATACTTTTTTATAAAGTTTTTCAATTTGGTTCTTGTAAGTTAACAAAGAACCCTCAGATAATTTCGGTCTATCTTTTTTTAAAGCTGTTAGTAATTCATCAATAAATGCCATTTTATATATAATATATATAAATATATTTTTATATCTATATTTATGCGTTATTTAGAATTATATATTAAAATATGTTATCTATATTATATATATAATGTCTTTTACTTCTGATAAGGACAGCGACAATTATGCAACTGATAAAATCGGATGGGAATGTATAGAACAATTCATACCAAAAGATACTAAAATATGGTGTCCTTTTTATTGTGATGGGAAACAAAAACAATATTTTAATGAACTGGGTTATAATCATGTTATTCATAAAGACGAAGATTTTTTTAAAAACGATTACCCAAATACAACTATTATAGATAATCCGCCATTCAGTAAGTTTAAAGAGATTTGTTTGAGATTAAAAGAACTTGATAGACCATTTATTCTTATTGGTTTTAGTAAGATAATTCTTATGAAATGGTTTCAAAAATTGTTTAAAGATCATCTACAAGTAATTATACCTTTCACAAGAACAACATTTACACATTTGACACACCCAAAAAAAGGATATACAGCACCTTTTGGAACTCAGTACTATTGTTATAAAATGAACTTGGATAAGGATTTAATATTTATATAATTATTTATGCGTTATTTAGAATTATATATTAGTGGATATTATTTATCTCCATACAGTTCTATCATATTCAATGATAGACTTTGTTCCTTTTTCAAAAACAACGATGTATGACATACCATACCATTTATACACTTTCGTAAAATGTAATTTTATAAGTCCGTATCCTGCTTCTTCAATTTTCTGTATTCGTCTTGTTGTCAAAGCACCCTGACCGATTAAATATGAAATAACATTTGGATTTAATTGAATACTTTTATCAATCCATTTATCTAAAATACTGTATGGAGGATTTCCGCAGATTACATCAATAGATTTATTAAATGTAAAAAAATCAATATCTTCAAGTATTTCACAATATTCTTTTATACTGTCTGATGGAAATTGATTATAATAAGATCCATTATTCTTACATGGATCTAACCATATAGATTTATTCCATTTATCATTAATCATATCAATATGTAATTTTGATAAACCTAATGGTGTTATAAATACATCATTAGCATTATCTCGCTTTTTAATTTTATGTCCTGTATTAGAATTCATATATATATATGAAAAGATAAAAAAGATGAAGAGGACGATGAAAGATAGAAAAAAGATGAAAAAAAGATGAAAAAAATCCTTTATCTTTTTTGTCTTTTTCCGTCTCTAACCACAGACCCATACATATCCTTACCAGTTATGGTGTTATTATTATTAATTTTAATTTAATTTGCGTAATTAAATTTAATAATAAAAAGATAAAAAGATGAAAAGATAGAATTTCCGAAACTTTATTTCTAAATTAAAAAAAAATATGAAATCCAAAAAAAATATTATATTCATATCCTTTTACGGATTTTTTCATCTTTTCATCTTTTCAGCGTCCTCCAAATCCAGCCCCATCCATTCTAATAATAAATAGTATAGATATATGTGTTTTTATGGTAAAAAAAAATCTATTTAGAATATATATAAATGAACCGACTACCTCAATTTGACGATAATATTGAAGATGACATTAATGCATCAAAAGAGGACGATGAAATTAGTCTTCAAATAACCAAAGTTGAAGATATAGCAGAAGATGACGATAATATAGATGAAAATGGTAACCAATCGCCCTTTATCATGAAACCATCTGTTAAAAAACCTCCACCAGAAAAGAAAAAGAAAGCTCGGACAGAAGCTCAAATTCTTCACATGGAGAAACTACAAGAAAAAAACAGATTGAAAAGAGAAGAGAAAGAGCGGGTTAAAGTGGAGAAAGAGAGGGTTAAACAAGAGAAATTAGATCTAATGAAAGAAAAGAAAGCATACAAAGAAAGGACACAAAGGGTAAAAGAAGAAGAACCAGTTTATGATGAACTGCCATCTCTTCCGTATGTTAAAGAACCACCAAAAAAATCAACTCACGAAGAATTTATGGATTTTGTTGGAATGATGGCTAAATACGAACAAGTGAAAAATGTATTAACTTCAAAACCAGAGCCTAAACCAGCACCAGCACCAGCACCAGCACCGAAACCAGTCCCACAAATAACACCACAAGACACGGTCTTAAACACTCCGACAGTAAGTAAGTATGATAAATACTTTGGTTAAAGGATTTATTGGTTATATCTTAATAATAATATATTATTAATATATAGATGTCTCAACAAACTTACATTATAGAAAGTAATCGGCAGACTGCTTATCGTGAAATTTTTGATGCAGAGAAGACACGACAAATTTCTGAAAACACGGCAGAACAGCCGAACCATAAATGGACTACTACAATCCCCTACGGTATAAAATTAAATGAGGGTGATTCAATCCAGATAGAAGCTTCTCAAATTAATTTAAGGGGTGATGTAAGTCAAACTCTGGAATTCACGGGTGGTTCAACTAATCAAGGGTCAGATCCAATATCAGATAATAAAGCATCTTTATTTTTTACCCCTTATATTTCAAATAATCTAACATTTAATTTTCCCCTTCCAACTGCAAGCATGGCAATTAATTATAGACCACTTACATTACAATATGGAGCACCAGATTTTTTGGGTAGAAATGGTTTGAATGAAGTAGTAGATACGGCAAGTTGGGCGTTATTTGCTAATTGTAATCCAATCCAGAATATTCAAGGATTTTTAAGTAGACTTGATAATGGTAATCAAATACCAGAAATATTTACTAGCACTGCAGATATGAATATGCTTTCAAGACCGCCAATGACGAATGCCCCAATTGAAATTTTTCATCCATCCTCTGTTAGATTGTATAAGCTCAGAAGTGATAATAGGTCACCATATAACGGTCAAGACGGCGCTGATGGTCTATATACAACTCTTGACCGCAACACGAGAAAAGCAGAGCAATTATTAGAATTAATGCCCGTTGATTTAGTTCAAAAAGAAGGATTTTCAACACCATCCGCTCTTGCGAATAATCTAACATCTCAATTACAAGCTAAAACGGGTAATGCTGATACGTACACAACTGAAAATATTGCGACTACTCCCGTTGTTATGAGAAAAAAAGGAGCATTCCCACCATCTGATTCAAGTGTTTCAGCAACGACTATTAGAGTTGCTGATTTTTCAAATGAACTATATAAAATATTCCCAACTGCCAGTGGTGATTTTGTAAATGCTTATTTAGATGGGACTGCATTTTGTGAATATGCTAATATTCAACCAGCGGGTATTCCTTATGTGCCTGTTGATTGGGCTGACGGCACGCCACAAGACCCAAAGCAAAGGTCTCCCTATACGACCGGAAAAGGTTTCTCACCTCAAAAAGGATATGATTTATTTTGGAAGAACATGCTGACTGGCGATATTGACAGATATACAAGTGGTCGTAATTTTTGTAAATTTTCTCAGTATGTAAATTATCAAGATCAACTGCTTACCAAATATCTTGACAAGACGATTTACGAAATGGAGGAAGCGTTAGTATTTGGCGGTAGAGGAATAGCGTCTGGATTTTCAGCAAATTCTCCATGCTTGGGCTGGTTTATTGTTAGTCTTGATAGACTTGATAATAAAGTGGCTAATATGACCGTTTCAAAATGGGAAGAAGTTATTGCTGGTGATACAAGAACTGTCCTACTTGATCCTACAAAGCCCGCAAGTGCGGAATACAATGCTGGTAGATACGAGAAATATTCCGATGACGATCTTGGTATGTTAGTTCTGAAAGAAAATCAACCAGTAGCAAGTAATATTATTGCCACCACAAAATCAGTAAAAATGTTAAAAGAATGTATGTATCCATTAACACGACCAAGTCTTACAGTAGATAATTCTGAATATCAAGAAAGAGGTGTAAAAAATATTGATGTCTATAAAAACTTCGTATCTGATATTCAATTTGGAAGACTTGACGACCAATTGACTTCAACAACAACAAGTTCATATAATCCAGATAGTCTCAAATTTGCTGGAACTAACCAAATTTCAATGGCGACTCCACTTCAAGCAACAATTATGAGCCAAACGGGTTATACAACATCAGTACCAGCATCTGGATTATTTCCACCTCAACTTGCATCAACTTATGAACCACTGACATTTGATCCATTATATGATTCTCAAAATACAAACCAGACGGGCGTAGGCGGAGAAGAGCAGGATTACGGGACTGGATTAAAAAGCGGTGATATGAATATTTGTAATAGAAGAAAACTTCCAGCATTAGTTGGTGATAAATATAAATCTCGTCATCCTTTTTATACTTATTGGAGAGATGAAATTGATTTAATAACAGATGATGATTTAGGAGAAGATACTATTTTTTCTGTATTTAATCCAGATGGAGAACGATATAATAATGATATATTCAGACCAGATCCTCGTTCATCACAAGATAGAGGTCTTGGTTGTATTGGTTTATTTATTAGAGGAACTATGAAAGATGGAACTCCATTAACAAATGATAAAATCCCATGGTTGGATGCGGTCAATCCTTTATACAAAGACATTCGGTATATTCCGTTTATAGCCTATATTAGTGCGGAGGATTTAAATGTTTTAGAACCAGCACCAGTGGGAGACCCGCCAACTTATCGGAATGAAAATAATAATTTTCCATGGGTTCAAACTGGTGAATTTTTTGCTTGTAGTATGAGTTTCCAAGATCAAAAATTATCTAAGATTATTAGCACTCAGCAGACAAATATGGAAGAACTGGGGGAAACCATATCTGGAAATGCTGATATTCAAAGTTTGAATTTTTACAAAGACGGAAATCAATATTTAATGGCGAATCCAGTTGGTTCACAGCCCGATGCCATGGATTATAGAAATCACTCTTTTACAACTCCGAGTAATAAAGCGGATGTTTTATATCCTCCGATCTATCCAAGTCGTTATACTAATGTAGATTTTACACCATTTCATTATCAAGGATATGTGCACATTGGAGCAGAAAATCCATTAATTGGATTTGATGATGTTAGTGGTAAATTTAAATTCAGTCAGCTCCATACGGCTTTAAGAGCAGGCAATGGTTCTTATTCAAATATTAGACAACCGAAAGTCGCAGATACTACTGGTGATGGTTATGTTCCAAACCAAGATTTTGCCACTGAAATATTAGAAATTTACTCACAAGGGTCAGCAATATCTCAATATATGGGTGGTCTGATTACAACGGGGAAAGGTTACTTGACCGACGAAGTTTCAGACACGATTGATTACCAACTTCTCAAAACTGATATACCAAATTCAATTTGGTCTATGGGGACTAATAGTTATGATGGAATAGACCAACAATACAGTTGGAATACTACTGCTGAACCACCTCCCGCTGGAAAGGTTGTATTAGGTATGAGATACAAACCAGCATCTGGAAAACCGTTCCCTTTTGTGTCACAAATTAACGACCAAAATAATCCAATTAACAGCAGTCAGTCTGGTGTGGCTATTTATGAGTTACAGTGTCCTAATGCAGATTCAACAAAAACTGTCAAAATGTCATGTGATAAACCATTTCAATATCTCGGATCATTATTTGACAAGATGGGTTTTGACTTGGAACAATTAATACCTTTTGTTGGTAAACAAAATTCTATTTTTAATAGAGAAAATTACAACAGATTTATCGGATATGGTGAATCACTATCTAATAAATATCAAAATATGGTTAAACCAGCGACGACAAACGCTTATATTAGTGGTAATCTTGCATTAGGTTTTACTCAAAATTATTGGGGTAGTCCCATGGAGAATCTGGGAGCCGTTAGTGTGCAAATTCCAGCAAAAACAGAAGCTGTATCAGATGCTATTATTGCTAATAAAATTGCTAAGAAGATGTCTTACCCATATCTGGTGGTTCATTCCGATATAATAGAACAACATAGAACATTCTACGGAGGAAGTTATATTTGTCCGACCCCGTCTCTGGGATATATTAGTCGTAATTATTCCGAAGCAGATTACTTTTTCGGGTTCAGCACTGACTGGGAATATATAGTTGATAAGAATCATTTAATAAATAGTTTTACAGTTGATATACGGCTTCCAAATGGGCAACCAGCTCCCCTTGATTCAAATAGTAGTTTGATATTTAAAATAATTAAAAATAATAATCCCGAAATTATTATTAAAAATAAAGATACTAATAATAAAAAGAAACGAAATTAGTAATTACTTTTACGATAAAGCATCGGGCGACGACGCATTACAATTCTTTTAGTTTGTTTCTTTTTTGGTTTAACTGGTTTATCTTTTCCTTTCTGAAAAATAACAGTCTCTGGTATTTCTGGGTTTTTCTCTTTTTTAAGTTCTTTATCAATCTTTAATTGTAATTGGGAAGCAAAACTTCCAACTTCTAATTCATGAAGATCCATAATATAATATAATATTAGAAAAAAAAATATTATATTATGTTATATTATAGTATGTCTTTAATAACTCTGAGAAGTCAAATCAATGAATTATCTGCTGAATCAATTGATAATTCTTACATTCAAAACAATTTCAAAGAAGGATTTACAGTAAATCCAACGGATACAGTTAGTCTCGTAAGTCTTACAATGAACAAACAGAACAAAATAAATATCTCTGATGGAAATGATACGCTAATATGGCGATTTGGTGGAAGAGCTCAATACGCCCAACATATAGTAAAACTGACACATGGTTCATACGATCCACAAGAATTAGCTGGTGTTTTAAGGTCTGCATTAGACGATAGTGTATTAATTGGTATTTTCAAAAGACAAGTTGATGATGCTACAAAGGGTTTTAATGTTGTTTATAATGAAACAGATCCTACGAATCCCAAGGCGTGGGTTATTACAATGGTGGTTCAAACTATACCACCTCAGAGCATTGGAAATCTTAATACTTTTGAAACATATCTTAATTTATCAGAAGATAATAATAGAAACGACGGTATTATAGAAACGGACACCCCTAATGCTGGTGAAAAGGGTTATGGGGTTAAAGGGTTCTCGTACGGAACGGGTAAAGAGGAAGAAGACAGTCCAATAGCACCATTTGATGATCGTAAAAGAAATAATATTACTGTTGGCGATAAAGGTATTTTTGCTAATGGTGGTATTCATGGTGTCGTAAGTTTTCCACAACTTGGTATAGAAGAAATTAGAGGATCAGATGGATGGGACTACACTTCTGTTTCCACATTAAAAGGGGTTCAACAAACTGGAACAGAATTTCCAGAATTTCTAACATTAGATATTGATATTGATATTACAACCACATCTGTTGCCGAACAAGCAGTAGGATGGGATTATAAACTAAGAGAAACCGGTGGTTTAAATCGTTTTTTACTTGATGATGGAAGTCGTGTTCCAGAAGTATTTCTTAGAATGTTCCGACTGCAAGGAACGGAAAATGGTAACGTACAGAACGGTCTTTTCGTCATGGGAAGCGATGGTACGAGCGATGCTACCAATATTGGAAACTGGAACAGTGCTATTAAATATTGGTGTATGGTAAGACTATTAGATAGTGATGGTTCAACTTCTAAATTTGCGAATTTAGTATCTCTTTTAGAAAATTCCGATGGCGACCCAATCCGTCCCAATAATCATGAATTATCACTTGAACTTTCAACCTCTACATCAGAAAGATGTCGTATTACTAATAGAGATGATTCGCCTTTAACTGTCAATTTTGATGGGAGTCTGGGACACAATCCGGTAAGTATTGGCTTCGCAAGAACTCAGTTATTTGATGCTGATGAAGCAGACCCCACTAACCCAGACGCTTATATTCAATCTGGTATTGGTGCTGAAGCTGGATATGATTGTGTCGTTTCTGTTGGTCCTAATTTTGAAAGTTCGGCTCACGACCCTCAAATAGAAGTTGGTATTTTACTAAAACGGGCTGGTTCAACATATTATAGTCCTAATTGGAGGCAACCTAAATTACTTTATTCACAGAAGGCATCCGAAGTATTTGGTGCTTCTTGGAATAATAATGATCTTATTAGAATTGATGTAGAAGTATCTGGAATTACTGGTATTATAACTTACGCTTCTTTTTCAAGTGATGGTGGTGACACATGGTCTGCACAAACCGTATTAGTAGAGACAAGTACTGCTCCAATAACACTTCCAGATGGTTCTCCTTATACTTGGAATAATACTATCAAAGAAGAGCATTTCCCGCTTAGACCTGTATACTGTTTATGTTCTGGTGGTCATTATCAAATGAATCACGATCTCGGTGGAAACTATTTTAGTTCTGTAAGTGTTGGTCTTTACGACCGTGAAGAATATTCATCTGGTTCAAGTTCTTTATCGTTGAGTAATAATGAAGAGGGTGATGATGCTGGAACGGTGGTTCATGCACAAAGAACTCATATTTTACAGACCGATGGTTCTTTGGCACGAGATACAAGTTTATCAGCATCTGTGGCAATTAATCTAAGTTCTTTGTGGAAACTTGGAGAAATCAGACCACAAGATATTTCTACATCTGCTACAAGCACAACAACTATTCATCCAGATGATGTTCTTCCGAATACTGCTTCTTTAATGACAACAATGAATTTTCCTCGTCTTTTCAAGGTAATAAAATCAACAACAAGTGGAACTTCTTGCCCAGTTACTAATGGTGGATTTATCGGAAATGTCGCAACCCCTAATCTCACAGTAGAACTATTAAATTTTAATAATTCAGGTCGGAATGGTGCTAATGGCGATACTAATAAAGCAATCGCAGTCATACCAAGAGAGCAACTAACTACTGGTGATGCAGAAGGCACATTATCGCATTTCGCTTTATATCCCATTAAAATTGATCTCAATGTACCTCATAGACAAACGATTTATAGCATGACAGCAGTTCTTAGAGATAGTGATGGATTAATTGTTAAATCTCTTAATTATCCAACTGAATTAACTTTACTATTTGAAAAGTCGGAACAGACTAAAATGGAAGAATTAGTAGAAAGAATGATTAACAAAATGGGAGACCAGCAACAAACATTAATTGATAATATCGGAATAAAAAACCCTCGTGTATAGTATAATGAAAGAATTCAACATGACAAGAGTAAAATTAAATGCTAAGAGACTTGGGGTTCAAGTTAAAAAAAGCATCAATCCAAAAAAGAAGATTGATGTTTTTAAGAATGGTAAAAAAATAGCGTCAATTGGAGCAACGGGTTATAAAGATTATACAATTACACTTGACGAAAATAAACGAGCCAATTATTCAAAACGCTTTGCTAAAACTAAAAAAATTATAGGTTCTCCATCTTATTACAGTTGGCATCTGCTTTGGAATTAGATATGGTCTAATGCATCTTCTTCAATCATACAACCATTACTTTCTTCACATAACCAGCTAAAATTATAATTAAACAAATAAGTATCGCTTCCTTGTTTCTCACATTTAAATTTATTCATTCTGTAATACTTCGCAAGAGAACGAGAATTATATATTTTATCACTTCTTGATTTAAGATATTTATTAAGATGGTGAATAATATCTTTGATTTTAACTTTATGATTATCACCTTTTACAAGTTTTTCATCCATAAATTCTTTTACTAAATCTTGATCTGCTGTATATTCATCATTCATTTCTGATTTTAGTGAGAAATTAGGATTTTTAAGATAATCTTGGAAATGACTAACAATTGTTTTAAAAAAGCAACATCTCCATTTTACTAATTTATTTTCAATATCATTATCAGTTTTAAATTCTTTTAACTCGTAATTATCTTCTGTGATAATAGATTTATCTGGTCTAATTCCGAATGTGCTTTCAAATGGAATTATATCCAAACGGTTCATAACAGCCCCTTCGCTTCTATCCATATTTGGAATATCATTACAAAGCATAGATAGAGATGCTTTTGGTTTAAACTCTTCCATCACACCAGAGTATAAACGACGCATTGAAATTTTATCACCGCCAGATAATTCTTTAATTAAATTACTATTTAATTTCTTAGATACTTCTGGCTCATTCATACTAACAATTCTACATGTTTTTAATACTTCATATTGGGGACTTGCACTTCCGCCTTCGTTCTTAGACCCTTGTAAGACTGAACTATTCATAACACCATAATAGGAGCCGAGCATTTTACTTAATAAATCCATAGTTAGAGATTTACCATTTCTACCAAAGTTAGACCAGATAGAAAATTTATGTCTTCTTTTATTACCATCAAGAGAGGAACACAAACTTTTTAAGAAATGTGTTCTAATTTCAATAGTTGGAAATACTTTATTAAGATATAGTTCTTCAAATTCTTTCATAAGGCTTTCAGATGGTTCAACATAATCATATTCAGTTGTTGTTGAAATAAAATCTGTTTTTTCTAATGAACGAAACTCACCTTTATATAAATCCCATACTCCATTATTAAAAGCAATTAATTCATCTTTACTATCAATTTTATTAAAGAAGTCTTTATTTTCATTTTTAGATCTGGATACAAATTTACTGAGGGTTTGCTGTGTTCTACGGATTGAACTAATACAAGTTAATAGTTCTTTCCAATCTTGCATTTCAAATTTCAATTTATTTTTTTCTGCTTTTGCTTCCTGTTGCTTGTCTTCATCTTCTGGCATCTTAAATGTTTTAAACAATTTAGCAACGCCATTATATTTTTCATGAATAAGTGGAACAATTTTATTTTTAAGAATTTGTTCTAATTCATAGCAACTTGCTTCCGCAATATCTTTTTTGTAAATACCATTTTTATAAACATAATACAAATTATCATAATAGATAATATCTTCACCGCAAAGTTTGTATAACCAATTAATAATATTATCAAGAACTCCCCCATCAATAATTTCATTATTATCAATAGCAGTTATGATTTTTGACATCATATCGGAGTTAAGATATTTTTCGTCATTTGGATTAAATGTTTTTTTAAACTGTAAATAATCTTCATCGGTTGATATATTAGATTTATAATCCCATTGAATAGGACTGTCTTTCGGACAAACATCAATTAGTTCATATTTATACGGATCATCAATTGTTGCATCAAACATAAAACCATCAAACATCGGAACAATTAAATTGTGTTCGTCTTTAATGGCTTCTTGTATAATAGCATTTTCACTAATACAGAACATTTTATTAATCTGTGAACATACTGGATTGTTCTCATTAGTAGTTGAGATTTCGTCTTCTCCGTATAAAGCAATATAGTCATCATTTTCTAAAAATGTATTAAATGCTTCCATTTTCTCAGCATGTAATTTTCGTAAGAATTTGTCTTTGGTTTTAAAATTATCAATATTCAAAAGAACAAGTAAATCTAATTTTGTTGATTTCGTTTTTTTTAGAACCTCTTCACGATTTTTACAATACTTATTGATATGGTCGTATGAAATTTCATCATCTAAATAAGTTGTATTATATTGCTCTATCATACCAAGTAAAACATTCCAATGACAATTTTTAATATCAATATCTTTATAATAATCGCCAGTAATGATTTTTCTAATATCAGCTTGTAAAGACTGAACTCCAAATCCATCAACATAAATACGACCAGATGATTTACCCCCTGCATATTTGTATTTCTGTGGAATAGTAATATAATCAAATCCTTCTTTCCGTTCTGAAAAGCATTTCTTACAAAATTTAATAACACATTTATAATAAGTTTCTTTCGTCCAAACCTTATCAAGCATAAGGTCATCTGGATTATATGAAAATTTCTTAGTTAGTTCATCAACAGTAAGAGAAGCAATGAAAGCACATCCCGAAATTGAGACTTTGTCTGTAAATTCTTTTCTACTCATTATATATATAGTATGTATAGATTTTATTTTTAAGTAATATTTTTAATCAATTTTTTATTTATCTAAAATAAATAAAAAAGTGGGGTTTAAAGAAATTTAATTTGCGGAACAGATCAACGATACTAAATCGCTTACATCATTACCAGCACAATCATATATTACTTCAATTTCTATATTTGGTGACGAAAAAATATTAGTTAGTTCATTACAACATATTGGGATATTATAATTATTTTCAATTTCCTTAATCTTATTTAAATGTCGCTGTGTTTTATTATGTGTCTGTTTATTTTTTAAAGATAAGCCAGTTTTACCACAAGGGCAATCGTAAGTTAATTTATTATAATGTTCTCTCATATATTTTCTACGATTTTCTCTAATATGTTCTTTTTGTGCATCTTTATCTAACCATGTTGATTTACAGGCATTCAATAGATTATCAATACCATATTTATCTATGTACAGTTGTTCTTTCTCAAATCTAAAATTTTCTGTAAATTCAAGTATTTCCATTTTCCAACCATTATTCCACCCACCATTATCCTTAATGTATTTATACAAAGGACGATTAACAACCCTTTTATGTTTACTTTTACAATCTTTTTTATGACTTGAAAGTCTTTTATTCAAATTAGCAGTGGAACCAATGTAAAATTTTTCAAACAGAGGATTATGTAATTTATAAATACAATACATTTATTATATATTATGTCAATATAAAAAAAACTCCTAAATAAACGAGAACACCTATTTATTTAATATATACTTCACAATATTCATTTTCTCTTGTTCGCTTAATGTATAAAAATCAATCATGCTCTTTATTGATTCAAGCTTCTTTTCATCATAATTAATATTAATTATTTTTGATTGATTATAATAATTTAATATGTGATTATTAATCCAAGCATTTCTCTCTTGACTAACTTTAATATACTTTATACAATCAACATCTTTTGTATTATTCAACCATATCGGACTTGGTGATAAACATGGGTAATTTGGTTCTATCTTATCAAAAGCGTCATCAAAAACCCCCTCTGGAATTGAAGCTGTTTGTATAATAAGATTATCTGCATATTTTGCTGGTAATAGTTTTTTCAATTCCTTAAACCCAGCCTCCCCTCTTTTATCTGACATTTTAAGTCTTGGGTAAATAGCTCTTGATTTATCAAATACAATTAGATCTTCTTGGTGTAAGTACTTGTATAATTTTTTAAGGTTTATTAAATATTCTATACCGAACAGATTTTTAGCAACTAAAATACAATGATTCATATATATTGTATATATATTAAAATGCTTTATATAACATATATCTATATATAACTCCCTTTATGCCCTTTTCATCCTTTAAGTAGTTATAATATAACTATAAAAATGCTATATAAAGAATATAATATTAATATTATATGCCTCTTTAAGCACTTTTAAGGTTATATTTATATATAACTATCTGCTATATATAGCACTTAAAGAGTTATATTGAAGATTAAAAGATAAGAAGACGAAAAATATGAAAGTAGAATCCTATTTTCATATTTTATATTTTCAAATTATTTTTTTATTATTCATCACTACTTTCATTATTTCTATCTTCTTGTCTTTTTATCTTTTTATTATTAATAATATTATCTTCTTCAATTTCAAGGTAAGCCCCTTTCTTACCGCCCTGATAAAGAAGATTATCAAAATTCTTATAGAGTTTAGGGGGGTTATGGGTTAAGTCAGCGTAAGTCCACTGATATTTCTCTGTCCCATGCACTTCATTCATTAATGATCTAAATGATTTATCACCGCCGAAACTATCAGATAATTCGTCTGATAGTTTTTCCATCTCTTTCATATTAGTAATATTTCCAAGTAAATAATGACTGGCGTTATTTCTGGCGATTGGTGGTAAAGATTTGAAATTCTGTGATGCCATAAAAAGCATTCCGCAAGAATAGTGACGGTACCTGCTACAAAGCTTCCAAATTAAAGAACTGGATTTAATTCCGATAAAATCATCTAAAATTAAAGCAAATCGTTTCTGTTCTCTTTTGTCTGTAAAACTCTCTTGATATGTAATTATATCTTGTATAATTTTATCGTCATATCGGTCATAGACAGACCCTTTATATTTCTCAACTAAGAATCGTGATGTATCATCATTAAATGCAGTATTAGATATAATTACGACATAATCAAAAGCATCTTTATAAAAGTTTTTTGATAATAATAGATTTGAAATTAAAGAACTTTTGCCCGAGCGAACGGGTGCTACACATAAACAAAGACATCCATTCTCTATGTTCATTAAATTAGGGTGTATCTTTTTCTTCAATGGGTTCTTTTTTTCATTAGGTCTAATGGGATAGATATTTAAATCAAAAGGTTCTTCCATTATATAATATATATAATATATATATATTATATTATGACTTTAACATCCTTCAATATTATTGAATTAAGCACAGCGGTCGCTACTATTTTTGGAGCTTGTGGTATGCTTCTTGCAGTCACCCAGAAGAGCAGATGTAAAAGGTTTAAATGCTGTTGCGGTCTAATAGATTGTGATCGTGAGATAATTGAAACCCAATTACCAGACGATGTAGAAGATAAAGAAAAAATAGATATTGCAGTGGATGATAGTGTTGATGAATCTAAAACACAAGAACCACCAGTTCTAAATATTCCACTTCCAAAAATAGTTAATAAAATTCCGATTAGTCAAAACAAAGTATAAAATCACCATAAACAACATGAAAAGTATTTTTTACTTTATCCTTCTTGTCTTTTTTAATTGGTTGATATTTGCCTTTAACATATCTTAATCTTATTTTATCTCTATTCTTTCTATAATATTCTTTATTATAGTTTCGTCGCTGGTCGTCGTCCATCTCTATAACTTAAATAGAGAATTAAATGTTCCAGACTATTCGTATATATAAACGGGTCTGGTTTTTCCAGTCATTTAACATCGTTAATCTGTTCTTCTAAATCCAGTTTCTTTTTCTTAATTTCATCAATGACTTTTGTCTTAATACCTTTATCGGTTTTTTTATAAACATTGTCTAATGATTTATGAATATCTTTTCCATATACTGCAATGAGATTAGCGATTTCTTGACATTCAGAACAAAAATAACCACTTACAACATACTCAGATGAGTTTTTGCATAAAGCACAATTAAATACCATAATATAATATAATATGAGATATTATATAATATTTTAAAATTGATGTATTAAACAGATATCATTAATTCAGTTTCCATATCAGAATAATCTTTTAGTTTTTTTTCAAATACTGGTTGTGGAGGACACAGTTTTTTAATAATACAATTGCGTAGATTCTTACTGACATGTTTATTATTCATATTTAAATAAATATTACTTCTTGAAATTCCATATCGTTCCCCAATTTGTTTTTGATTAATAAAAAATATTTTTTCAATGTAATCTCCATCTTCATCAAATTTTTCAACGACATAATGATAATTATTAGTATTCTTGCTTCCGACAGTTCTTGGCATAATATATATATATTATATTAAGATAATTTTAAATCATTTTAATTATATATTGAGTTTAATGTTTAATATTTATCCAATTACAGAAACACGACCATTTCTTATATTAACGATTTGCTGATACTGAGACCAACAGAAAGTAGTCTTTTTAGCGGTGTCTGATGCATTAGCATTACCAGTTTGCGTCACACGGCTAAGGGTTCTTTCAAGTGTAATATTTTTTTGTCCGATGAGTGTTCCACTGTCGTTGGTGGGGTCGGTTCTAAGATCAATGGCATTATAATGACTCATACCCTCACGGCAGAATGTACCATTAGCAATACTGGTGGCTTGGGAAAAACCGTTAACAGTTGAATCAACCCAACGCCCATTGGTAAAATCTCCGAGAGTTCCCGACTCCTTAGATACACACTGGTCAAAAGAATACTCTGAATTTGCTACACATATATCAGTCCCCATTGCTTGTGCGAGTTGATTTTGCTGATAAGACTCACGCTCAACAGCACGGTTGTAAATAAGACGGTCATTAACTCTGAGATTGTAAGATGAAGGCAACCATGTTGCTTTTGAATGATAAAGACCCAGTTGCGTTGATACGAGAGGTTCTCCGTTTGCTTTGAAAGACTGGTCTGCAATAACAATAGTTTTAACTACTTTACCAGCCAGCCCTATTTCTCGGGTTACTACTTGGGATGGTTCAGTGGAGGCTGGAATATTCATAACCGTTAGAGACAGATTATCATATGGAACCGAAAGACCGCTGTCTGACATAATCATATCGGCAACCTCACTCATGCGGTCTTTACCAGACTTACCCATTCCATGATAAGTGAGATGGTCGGATAAAAAGCGAACAGTTCTTGGATCAACAGCACAAGCAAAATTAGTTCCGCCACCAGTATAATAACTGTCTGGAAATAGACCAATAGAACCAACACTAACAGCATCTGGACCTTGCTGAGAGAATTCAATTTCAAGAACACACTCGTCATTCATAGCGAATAATGGGAGTTGTAATCCTTTTGCGAAATGAGGAAATAACTGAGATAATTTAACAAGACCTACGGGTATCGTGGTTAATACATCATCTTTCACGCCGAGAACAACTGAATTAAGTCTTGTGCCAATATTATGAGCTTCCCAATATTGGTCTGAGGGTTGAAAACGACCAGTACCCCCGTTGTCAGGTTCCACACCATCGCTTGTTAGCATGTATGTTCCATCACGATGAGTTCGTTCGGCTTGTGTTTTAAACTGATTGTTAATAGTTAAATATCTTCCAAATTCTTCGGTTTGTGCTAAAATTACAGAACCACAGCGAAGAGTAGCACGAGAGATACAGGCTCCAATACCCGTTTTATAGGGATAGAATGGCTTTTTGGCTTTTTCGGTCGCATCACCATTAAGAGTCGTATCAAGGGCTACACATCCAAGCTCAATCGCTGATCCGACATCTAAAATTCCTTTACGAGGGATTACAAAGCGAACAGACCTGTCCGTTATAGTTGCAGGGTCAAGAATGGATGTTTCAATGGTCATATTATCAACAGTTGCCATTGGGGTTATTTGTAGAATTTCTGGGAGATTAGACATTTATATAATAGATTAAGAAAAAAATTTATTATATAATTTTTAAAATAAAAAATAGAATGATTAATTTAATTTACAATTACAACTCCATTTGGAGAATAACTAAGAGTATTTTCGGATAAAACATAAGTAAACAGGCTGTTCGGAGATTCGCCGTTTAATCCGCTCTTAATACGAAGAGCATATGCTTGGCGAGAATAATCTACACCAACATCAAGTTCGGCTGTTTTGACACCAAAGCCATAAACAGGGGCATTTTGATCGGGTAAAGTATTCGCATTACGAGTTAACCCCTGTTCGGTTGAGCTTGGGTCTCGTGCTAAATGTGTGTTAAGATTACAGTTAGTATTTAGGGACACCATCGCAGAAGTCATCTTATTAAATGATTTAATACTGTTAATAAAGTTAGAAAGAATTTCAGTTTGAGGACGAACGGATGTTTGTATATCACGCTCAATAATAGGCTGTTCAAGGGGGAAATTCATTCCACCACGAGAGAAACTGACTTCTTGAATATCCACAATTTCGTCATAATCAGTTCCAGTTGATACTGATTTATTTCTTAAATAATCTGTTTTAAGTGAATCAACTTGGCTGTTATTTATATGCGTGGTTGGTAAAACCGTGCTATGCACGGATAAAACTTTCTGAGAACCAAGATTAAGACTTAATACTTGGTCTGATGAATTCATTACTGAATAGATATGATTTACACCGTTGTAAGACATAGATCCAGATGAGGGAGTTCCCATCTGTGCTTGAACTTCTGAGTTGGGAACAAGAAGAGTATAAGACAAACTTACATTGCTTAATTCATAAGATACTGTTCCAGCTGAGCGAGGGACAGTAGCACCAGAAACACTTCCAATAGCGTTAGCATCAGGTGCTAATTCAAGTTGGATTGATATACCACGAGTTCCGTTTGTAGATAGTGGAATCATGTCATTTCCGTTAAATAAACCACAGCGAAGAGGAATGGATACAGAAGTGGTTTCATTTAGACCACACGCCCCAGTTAGAGCACGAGATGAATTACCGCTTTGCTGGGAAAGACCACAATCAAAATCTGGGGATGAATGCGTGGCTGGAAGAGTTCCAGCAAGGAACATGGGATAATTACGAATGGTTTCTAATGTTTTCTGTTCTTGATTAGAAATAGTAATCTGATGAATGATACTTGAGGCTCCAACACGATTGTTAAATGATGCATTGAAAAGAGGACGACCCGCCCCAGAATTTCCAGTGGTTTTACCATTATTTACAAGCTGAGTGGCTGTTCCACCAGATGGAGTGGCTTTAATAGATACATCGGCATTGACTCGGATACTACTTCCTACTAAAAACTTATTCTGGGATGAAATTTCAAACTGTATAATGGGGAAGCCTTTACTAAATCCATATGTGGGAACGGTATTTAGAGGATCAATTTCAACGAATTCTTGCGATTGAATAACTGACATCTTATTATATAATACATCAAGAAATAAAATTAATATATAAAATGTTTTTTTAAATTTATTTATCGCATAACTCTAACGCCAGATTTTGAAATGTTAAGTCTGTTAAGAGAACAAATTTGATGACAGAAATTTTTAGCAACTCTTGCACCAAGGGGATATTCAACCCGAAGTGCTACACTATCTTCCGCCAGATTATATACTTGACCATAGCGAGATAAAGCACGACCAATTATTAATTTTCTCTTAACATTAATTAAATCACGGACGACAAGACCACAGTTACTAATTGCTTTCTCAGTTTCAAGAAGAGCGAGTTGAGATATAGCGGAGTCAGATGTAGTTGTACGTGATAAATCAACCATTCGGTCTGGGACCGTCGCATTTCCTAAAACATATTGATAAGAAGTAGCGTCATCTGGTTCAGCTTGAAATGAATCATATCTAATGTCGGAAGTTGCACGAGTTGCGAGAGGAACCGAAAGAATAGAATATGCCCTTGTTTGCTGTGCGGGAATGTCTTGTGTTGTTAAACCACTTGTGGCAAATACATTATTTCTATAAGTCGTGTATGTTTTATAATCCATACTAAGACCTTCTGCTGTTCCAACTTTATTGACAAGACGAGATACATATTCGGCGGGTGGTTGAACTTGGTCGGTAATCAGTTCAAGTTCGGATATGACCCATCCAATGGGAGGATAATTAGTAGTAATACCAGTATTAGCCCATCCTTGCGGGTGGTCAGCTTGACGGTCAGCCAGTTGAACATAGACGCTACTTGTGGTGGCGTGGGCATGGACAAGACCTGCACCAATTGCCCTATCTGGAACGTATGTTAATTTTAACTGATTGCCATTAGCAGTATCGATAGATACACCAGTGACAACACCAAGAACTTCTTCATTCGTTCCATTAACATTATCAGCAACAAAAAGACGATCGCCTATAAAGAATGGATTGTTTGCTATTTTATCATCGCCACTAATTGCCACAGTGCATGTAAATTCAGTGCCAAGTGCTGTTTTTGAATCATCACCGATAGCTTTTGCTACTCCTAATTTAGGAGCGAACATTGAGTATCCACTGTAATAACCTACACCATCTTGGCGAAGGTCAGACATAGATTTCTCAGCAGTATCAAAATTTACAGTCATGCGAAGACCAGACATAGCCATAAGGGGAACAATATTAGACCCTCCGAGAATACCAGAACCAACGATAGGCAGTTGAACTTGAATTTTTTCATTAACAGCTGTGGAGCGTATGACAGTTGCGTCAGTTGGCTGGATGGCAGGGGGTTTATG